ACGAATCGGCGTCGACCCTTACAAGCAAAGTTGATCTGCTCAGCCAGTCCTTTGACGGCTTCACCAAGAACCAGGCCGCCGCCGCACTTCAGGAGATCAACAAGGACTTGCTCGACGCGCAGCTGCGTGCGATCGATGCAGAAAGCGCGGTCAACCAGTATCAGCGTCTTCTGCGGGAGCACCCCACAGACGCCCGCCAGCGTGAGTGGAATGAATCGCTGATCACGGCTCAGGGCGAGCTCGACACTGCCCGGCAGAAGGTCGAAGCCTTTGGCGACCAGATCAACATCCTGAATGGCATCCTCTCTGCAGCGCCCGTGGTCGAGCAGTCAAAGGCTTACCGCGACCTGGCGAAGACGCTCGATGAGCAGATTCTGTTGGCTGGGAAGAAGACCAACGCCGACAAGCTGGCGGCGCGCATTGGCGCGGGCCTGGTCACCGGCCTGAAAGAAGGCGAGGGCGATCTGCTCATTGCCAAGGCCAAGACGCTTGATGCCAGTGAGGCTGCTGTGGCCGCTGAGAAGAAGCGGGCCGAGGCAGCAAAAACAGCTGCCAAGACCGTGGCCAGTGCTGAGGCCGCCACCCGCAAGCGTGGCGAAGATGCGGTTACCGACTATCAACGGCAAATCGCGCTGATTAACACCAGCGTCGATGCTCGCAAGAAAGCTACAGAAGTTGCAAAACTCCAGTTCGAAATCGAGTCCGGGAAGCTGGTCGGGATCAATTCCCAGCAGCAAGACCGCTTGAAATCTCTGGCTGCCGAACTGGATAGCCTTCAAAAGCTCAAGCAGGCTAACGAGGACGCCGCCAAAGCACGGGCCTTCGGCGCCACCTTGAATGAGGGCAACCAGACTTCTCGAATGGGCTTCGAGATTGAGCTTGCTGGCGCAGGCAGTGGCGACAAACTCAAGGAGCGGCTGAAAGCTGATCTGGCGATCCAGCAAGACTTTAACAAGCAGATGGCCGACCTGCAGAAACAGTACAACGGCGGCGACATCAGCCAGGAGCTCTACAACCAGGAAACCGAACTGCTGCGTGAAGCGCTGGCTGAGCGTATGGAAATCCAGCAGGACTACTACGCCAAGCAGGATGAAGCGCAGAACAACTGGCTCGATGGGGTTTCTTCCGCTTGGGAGAACTACCGCGACACCGCCATGGACTACCAGCAGCAGGCAGCTGACTTCACGGCCAGCACGCTCGATACGCTCACCAGCTCGGTTGGCGATGGAATAGCCTCGATGATCCTTGAGTCGGAGAGCCTTGGCGATGCCTTCGTTAACGTAGCTTCGACCATGGCCAAGAGCATCATCAATGCGTTGGCCCAGATGGCTGCTCAGTGGCTGGTGTATCAGGCAGTTCAATTGGTCGCTGGCAAGGCTACTCAGGCCAGTGCCGCTACAGCCCTAATTGCCAATGCCCAGGCCACATCGTTCCAAGCCCAGCTGGCGGCTTTCGCAAGTACAGCCGCTATCCCGATCGTAGGCCCTTTCCTGGCCCCGGGGGCAGCGGCAGCGGCTGCGGGCATCACTGCTCCAATGGTGGCTGGCGTGGCTGCATCGGCGTTGGCCGGTATGGCGCACGACGGTATCGACGCGGTTCCTCAAGACGGCACCTGGTTCCTGCAGAAGGGCGAGCGTGTAACTACCGCCGAAACCAGCGCCAAGCTCGACAAAACCCTAGAGGACGTTCGATCCAAGCAGGGCGGCGGCGGAACAGTGGTGAACCTGATCGGAGATCGCAGCAAGGCAGGATCTGTAGAGACCAGAACGCGCCCTGACGGTCGCGAGCAGGTTGACGTGTTTGTGGCTGATATCTGGGGTGGTGGTGAGCGAGCCCAGGCCATTGAAGAAGCCTACGGGCTGACAAGACGAGGCAGTTGATCAATGGCTTCCATCGATTATCCGAAACAGCTGCCGATCCCGCTGCAGGACGGCTATGCACTTGACACCCAGGACCCAGTGTCCAGGACGCCCATGGTAACTGGTCGTGTCAGGTCGCGGATTGTGCATCGCAGCGTACCGCTGTATGTCAACGCCACACTGATCTTCAATGCGAAGCAGAAAGCATTCTTCGAGGCCTGGTATTCGAGGGTGCTCAATGAAGGCATCGAGTGGTTCAACTGCCCGCTGCAGATCGACGGCACGGTCGAGATGCACGAAGTCCAGTTTGGCCAGATCTACAGCGGACCTACCCTGGTGCAGCTGTCATTCTGGCGGTATTCGTTCCGGCTGATGCTGAAGCGCAAGCCACTTATTCCAGAAGGATGGGAGCTGTTCCCGGACCTCTGGTTTGGGATGAATATCATTGACCTGGCCGTGAGCAAGGAGTGGCCTGAAGCATGAGCCTGATCGAGGAATGCTACGCCTCTGGGCGCGGTGAGATCGTCGACACTCTGGAGGCGCAGGAAGAGGGGAGTGCGGTGTCGCACCTGTACTGCTCGGGCTTCGAGGATCGTACCTGCGGCACTGAGGATGGCCGCACCCTGACCTTCACCGCCATGGCCATCGAC